CTACGATGTGACGCCAAAAGGCCAAGAACATGCCTACACCCTCAAAGGCGCGCCACAGCCAAAGCCGATCAAAGCCCCACCGCCGAAAGTGGAAGCCGCGCCGCCAGTCATCCGCACCCAAGCTGATTACGCCGCCGCACTGGCCAAAGCCGCAAAGATCGAAAACGCCGCCGCCTACAAAGCCGGGACAATCCCAACATACAATTCACAAAAGCCAACCGGCACGACCATGACCCAGCTTCAAGCCCGCGTTCTGGCCGCAATCGAAAACGCCGGGGGTGAGTTCACCGCAACATCCATCGCCGCCGCAATCGAAAGCAACCGCCCACAAGTCGCCGTTGCAATCAAAGAACTGCAAAACAATGGCAAACTCTCAAGCTACCGCAAAACAAGAGGCACATATGCCGCTCAGGCTTCACCAGAGGGCCAAGAAAGCACCAAGTCGGAAATTTCCGACCCACCACAGCCAAAAACGAAAGTTCGCGTTGTAGAGGCCTATTTGACGACAAATCACAGCGCCGCAGAAAACGCCCACGTCAACCGCATCAGCCTGCCCGCAGAAACATGGGCCGCAGAATGACCATCTACCAACTCCGCATGATGGATCACGCAATCGCCACGAACGACATCGACACAATCCGCAAGCTGTGGCCCGCGATCAAGACCAGCATCAACCTAAAGGCCGACTATGCGCGGCCAATCAATCAGGAGTAACGCACATGGACCTAACGAAAATCGAAAAGCCGTTCGGGCTTCTGGACGATGAAACGCAGGCGGCGTTGAAGGCCCACCGTGGGCCGTATGAGGTTTACATTGAGGTTAACAATTTTAACGGAGATTCCGATTGGGTTGATTACAAATTTAACCTGAAACCTGAAAACCTCAGGAAAACCATTGTCATCCGCGCCAAACCCCAACCGCCCCGCAAAACAGTCTACCCGTGGGATGCTTTTGACGACCGCATCAAGTGGGCGGCTGTGGATGAGTTCGAACGGTTATGGGCTAGTGATGTGCGGATGGTATCGGAGTCTTCTGGCTGGCTTCGCGGCAACCTAGATATTCACCAAATCCTTAAATTCCAACGCGGCGATGAACCTTGGCAGGAAACGCTCCAACGCCGCCCAGGATATGAGGGGGATAAGTGATGGGACGCTCAGAAAAAGCAGCAGCCTACAGCACAGCGCTTTTGATCGTTTCCTTCCTTATCGCTTTCACAGGATTGGGCGGGAAAGGCGTGTTTCTTTTGGCATGTATTATTGTCATGGCGGCAGTGTCGTTCGGAATCATTCTGATGATCTTTGCTTTCTTCTTTCTGTTGTATGAGGCGCTTTTAAAATGACACAAGACAACCGCCTGAATATTTTGGGTGACGCTTTGCGCAATGCTGTAAAAGCAATCGAGCAGGCGCGAAAAGACAAAGCCATCAGCGACAAATGGGCGTGGGCATTTGATGAGGCCCACAAATTCGCATCCGTGGCAATCGTCGCGACCGAGGCCGAATCGCTTAAGCAAAAGATCAGCAAGGAGCAATCGCTTACTATGACGCTCCCCGAAAACATCGACCCGGCGAAATACGTCCAGAGGCATGGGGAACTCTGTGATGAGTACGCGGCGCTTTTTGATGAGGTGAACGAAATCGAGGCAAAAGCACGGGCGCAGCGATAACCCCACGCCCTGACCAGCGGGCCAAGCTGGCGGATTATGCGGGTCTAAAGTGCCGGGGTTTCCATGTTTCCCCCTAACCCCGCAAGCGCGGCAGAGTTTTTATTCCGGGCCGAGGCCGCGCAACCACACCAAACACGAGAGGCAGATCAGATGGGCAAGCAGATTAGAAAACCGCGCAAGAAAGTCACCCTCCCGCCTTTCGTGGGCGATCACGGCACAGGCACAGCCGCCGCAACCGCAGGCACGGTGCTGGAGCCGATCACAGACGCAGAGGGCCGCAATCCAAACCGTCAAGCCCGCCGCCGCCGCGTCAACGCGATTGATGAAATCACCAGCCTGTCAATGAGGCAAGCCCAAGCGGCAAAGGCAATCGAGGTCGCCTATTGCCGGGTTGAGCAGCTATCCAGCGGCGGCGAAATCAAGGAGCGGGTGCAGTCCAGCCCGAAGCCGGATCAGACAGTCGCCATCCAGTGCGATGCAAATTCGCGCCTCGTGCAGGTCATGGCCGCTGTGCCGTCCGCAATGCGCGCCGTTGTCGAGCACGTCTGCTGGCACAACCGCCCATTGTCAGCAATGCGCCCGGTCAATATGCGGGCGTCACACACCGCAGGCCTCAAGGTCGCCCTAGATCTGGTGGCAAATCGGCTGAGGTATTGACACAAACAGCAATGGGCTGTGCGGTAATAAACTAGCAAGAGGTGTGTAAATGCAGACATTCATTCGAAACAGAACAACTAAGCATGGCAAGGACGCGCGGGCTGTGGTGGGCGTTGACTTTAGATCAGACTCAAGGTCCGCCCAGGGGATTTATATCGTTACAACACAGGATGATTGGCCGTGCAAAATCGGCATATCGGGAAATCTTGTTGAAAGGATGGCATCGCTTCAAAGCGGGAACTGGCATTCACTGCGGCCCATTTACTTCGCCTTTCCGCATAAGAGCGGCTTGGGCGGCAGTAAAATGCAGGGATACAATGCGATAAGAAGGGCTGCGACTTCACTTGAGGCCCTGCTGCATAGCAAACTTTCGGAACTTGTTGACAGGCTCAACGGCGAATGGTTCGATATTTCTGCGGATGATGCTTTAGCTGCGGTCCAGAAGATTGCAGCGCTTGAGGGTTACAAGCTTGCCGAGTTCAGGCAGGTTTTGACATTAGACCCAGATAAGATAATTTCGCACGAGGAGCGCGCAGCGCTGCATGATATGCTTCTAGTGGCCGGCACAGCAGAAGCCGCGATCATATCCAGCGCCCTGACCCCTTGACAGAATAAGCACATGCATGTATTTTTCTAAAATCGGAGATTTCCGCGCGCTACCACTATTGCGCATAAATATCACGCCCCACGGGAAACCGGAGGGGCGTTTTGCATTTAGCGAGCAGGTGATGACATGGCTACGGTATATCTGACCATTGGGCAGGTGCTTGTGCATGACGTATTCGTGGGCGGCACAACCGCATCCGAAACCGTCACGAGCAGCGGCACGTCAGCAGCGGGCGCGCTAACGGCGAACAAAGGCGACATTGCGCAGGTGGTGTGCAGCACGGCGGTTTATGCGACCACGGCAGCAACGGCCACAGCGGCTAACGGCATCTACTGCCCCGCAGGCCAGCCGACCTACATCGCAATGCCCGAAGGCGGCAGCATCGCTGTAATCGACGCCTAAACAACTCCCACAACATGAGGCCAACAACCCGAAAGGGACTGGACCGGGTAACATGGCAGAGAAACCTAAAGTAGGGCTGGATAGGGCCAAGACTGGCCGCGCCAAGGGAACGCCGAACAAAACCACAGCGCTGATGAAGGACGCGATCATTCAGGCGGCTAACGCTGCTGGCGGCGCTGGTGGCATGGTCGGATACTTGACCTTGCAGGCGCACGAAAACCCCGGCCCATTCATGGCGCTGATGGGGAAAGTGCTGCCAACGCAAATCGCGGATGCAAACGGCAATAAGCTGGTGTTCCCCTCCGAAATCATCCTCCGCGCGGCGCATGACAACCGCGACGATTGAACTGCCGCGCAAGCTTGTTGATGTTTTCGACGGGCCAGCGCGCTACCGAATAGCCTACGGCGGCAGGGGATCAGGTAAAACACGCGGCTTTGCCAAGATGACGGCCATTCGCGGTTATCAGTGGGGCGCAGGCGGGCAAGAGGGGCAGATCCTTTGCGCCCGTGAGTTTATGAACAGCCTGGACGAATCCAGCCTAGAGGAAATCAAGGCGGCGATCAGGTCCGAGCCGTTCTTGAATGAATATTATGAGATTGGCGAGAAGTTCGTCAGGAGCAAAGACGGGCGGATCAAGTACACATTCGCGGGATTGCGGCACAACCTTGACAGCATCAAGTCAAAGGCGCGCATCCTGCTCTGTTGGGTTGATGAGGCCGAGCCTGTAAGCGATCTGGCATGGCGTAAGTTGATCCCGACAATCCGCGAGGAAGGCTCTGAAATCTGGGTGACGTATAACCCGGAGCGCAAGAACAGCGCAACGCACGAGCGCTTTCGGGCAAACCCGCCTGACGGGGCAAAGATTGCGGAAATCAACTGGCGCGATAACCCGTGGTTCCCATCGGTTCTTGAGCAAGAGCGCATCAACGATTTCAAACGCCGCCCCGATCATTACGCCCATATCTGGGAAGGCGACTTTGTAACCGTTGTCGAGGGTGCCTATTACGCTCAGGCAATCGCAGCGGCGCGTAAGGATGGGCGCATTGGCAAGGTCGCAGCCGATCCGCTTATGACCTATCGCGCGGTCTGGGATATTGGCGGCACAGGGGCAAAGGCTGACGCCTGCTCGATCTGGATTGTGCAATACGTTGGCCGCGAGATCCGGCTGCTGAATTACTACGAGGCGCAAGGGCAACCGCTGGCGGCGCATGTGGCTTGGATGCGCGACAATGGCTACGATAAGGCCTTGTGTGTCTTGCCGCATGACGGTGCCACGAATGACCGGGTGCATGACGTAAGCTACGAAAGCGCACTAAGGGCCGCAGGGTTTGAGGTGCAGGTGATTGCAAACCAAGGCACGGGCGCGGCAATGAAGCGGATTGAGGCCGCGCGGCGCTTGTTTCCGGCCATGTGGTTTGATGAGGCAAAGACGGCACCGGGCCTAGACGCAATCGGCTGGTATCACGAAAAGCGGGATCAAGAGCGCGGCATCGGGCTAGGCCCCAATCACGATTGGGCCAGCCACGGCGCTGACGCCTTCGGGCTTGTTGCTGTGGCCTATGAACTGCCTAAAGGCGACACCAAACCGACCAAATTCATTCGCAGGAACGTCTTTTGATGAACGCAACCGCCGTCATGGCCGAAATGGTCAAAGCAGCCGAGGTACACGCCGAAGCGCTGTCAAAGGACCGTCTGCGCGCCATTGAGTATTATCAGGGCGTCATGCATGACACGCCGTCCGATAAGGGCCGCTCCAAGATGGCAACGCGGCTTGTACGGTCGCATATCAAGAAGGTTCTGCCCGCTTTGATGCGCACCCTGATGGGATCGGCGCAGATTGTGGAGTTCTTGCCAGTCGGGCCGGAGGATGAACAGGACGCCGAGCAATCAACGGATTTCATGAATGCCGTTGTTGTGCCAGAGGCCGGATGCTTTGCCGCTATTGAGGACGCAATCCATGATGCGCTGCTACTGCGCAACGGCATCTTGCGCTGGTGGTATGACGAGCGCAAAACCGTGTCTGTGTCCAGCCATACGGGCTTGAACGATGACGCCTTTGCGCAGCTTGTGGCGGGCGATGATGTTGAGGTTCTGGAGCATTCGGAAAGCGTTGAAGAAACCGAATTTGGCCCCATGACGGTGCATGACGTGCGGATCAAGCGCTATGTCACCAAGGGCGTCTATCGCTCCTCTGCCGTGCCGCGTGACCGCTTCCTGATCCACCCTGACGCTGTGGAGATTGATGACAGCCCGCTTGTTGGCGAAAAGTGCGAATATACGCGGTCGGATCTTGTGGCTATGGGCTACGACAAGGAAACGATCTACGGCCTTCCCGTTGCTGACGAGGACGACACGGAACGCGATGCGCGCCGGGGCGAACTTGAAGAAGGCGGGCAGGAAACGCACCGCGCTAATCAGATGATCGACTATTATGACCTGTACATCCGCTTTGACGAGGATGATGACGGGATTGCGGAACTGCGGCACGTTGTTTTCGCCGGGGGCCTGACCGAGCAGCATATGCTTCTCAACGAGGAATGCGACGATGTGCAGTTTTGCGACATCAAAACAATGTCGCAGCCGCATCAGTGGGAGGGCATCAGCCTTGCCGACGATCTTATGGACTTGCAGCAAGGCCAGACGGTCCTCCTAAGGCAAACGCTCGACAATCTCTATTGGTCAAACAACCCGCAGCCGATCATTCAAGACGGCATGATTCAAGACGAACAATCGGTCTACAATCCTGAATTTGGCCTGCCGATTGTGGTTAAGCAGGGGATCGACGTGCGCGCGGCTCTTGGCACCCATGCTGTGCCGTTTGTCGCGGATAAGTCTTTCCCGATGTTGCAGTATCTTGACGAGGAAGCGCAGGAGCGCACAGGCGTATCTGACGCATCCTCTGGCATGGCCCCTGACGCGCTGCAAAACATGACGGCCAAGGCGTCAGCGATGATCGAGCAGGCCGGGATTGGACAGACGGAATTGATGGTGCGCACGGCTGCGCGGGGGCTTGAGAAATTCTTTAGCGGCCTTCGCCGGATGGTCATTCGTCACCAGGACGTGCCGCGCATGGTTCGGCTTCGCGGTGAGTGGGTACCGTTTGACCCGCGCCAATGGAATGCCGATTTGGATTGCACGGTCAACACGGGCTTGGGCGCTGGCACCCGCGAGCGTGACATGGTTGTAATGCAGCAGGTTCTTGGCTTGCAAGAAAAGCTGTTCGCCGCGTTTGGGCCTGACAACCCGTTTGTGAAGCCTGAAAACCTGTTCAACTCCATTCAAAAGCTGGTGGAAGCGGCGGGCCTCAAGTCGGTTGAGCCTTACTTTACGGAGCCTGACCCGCAGGAAATCCAAGCTAAGATGGAAGCGGCGCGGAACCAGCCCAACCCTGAGCAAGCGAAAATGCAAGCGCAGATGCAAATGGAGCAGGCAAAGATGCAGGCTCAGTTGCAACTAGAGCAGGCGAAAATGCAGGCATCTACCGCCAAGGAAAAGGCGCAGATGGATGCGGATTTGACCGTCAAGCGCGCTGAAATCGAGGCAGAACGGCTTTCGCAGACGGATAAGCTGAAATCCGATGCGCTTCTCTTGGATAGGAAGCTGGCTTGGGAGCGCGAAAAGTACATGATGGACGCGCAGTTGCAGCGTGAGAACGCAGAACGTGACCGTCAGGACCGCATTTGGCAGGCTCAGGCGGCGCAATTCGTGGCGAAGCCCGCGCAATGACACCAGAGGAACGCAAATCACTGGCGGAACAGATCACCAGCAACCCGCTTTATTCCGTCATCATGGTGGATCTGGAAAAACGGGCTGTTGAACAGATGATCTACGCCAAGACCGATATTGAACGCCATGAATGCCAGTTGCGTATTCAGGCGGTACGATCTTTCCGCTCCGATTGCGAGGCAAGCCTCCGCAGCACCCGCGAGCGCAAAGCCGCCCCGGCATAAGCCAGCGGACACCCTGAAAAGGGCTTTTCACTATGAACGACGAACACGACAACCCGCCTGTAGAGGACGGGACCGATAACGTCACACCCCAAGCAGACGACACCTCAGACGATTGGGATTACTTCGACCCTGACGAAGATCAGGACACCGAGGCAGTCACCGAAGAAGCTGAGACCGATGATGGGACAGAGGCAACCGACGAGGAAGCCACCCCGGACGAAACGCCAGCCGAAGTAGAAGCCACCCCGGACGCGGTGGTCACGATGGCTGACGGGTCAAAGGTAAAGGTCGCTGACCTGATCCAAGGCCAACTCCGGCAATCGGATTACACGCGAAAAGCGCAGGAAGTTGCCACGCAACGAAAAACGCTGGAAGCGGAATCCAATCGTCTTGAAAGCATTTCACAGGCATTCATCGACCATCTGTCTTCTTTGGTGCCAGACGCACCGGAAGCAGCTTTGGCCTACCAAGATCCTGCCAAGTTCATGCAGCAAAAAGCCATTCACGAAGCGGCTTTAGCGAAAGTGCAAGAACTGGTGAAGATCGGGGAGCAGCCGAAAGCGATTGCGGATGGTCTGAGCAAGCAACAGCGCGCCGAAAAGCTGGCGGAGGAAAACCGTCTGCTGATCGAAAAGTTCCCAGAAACGGCTCAAAAAGAGGGCCGCGACAAGTTCTTTTCGGAAGTGGCCCAAACCGCTCAGGAAATCGGGTTTCCGCTCGAAGAACTGGGGCAGGTGATGGATCACCGGATTTTCACAGCGTTGCACTATGCCAAGCTTGGGATGAAGGCCGAAAAGGCACGGGAAGCAGCCCGCGCCAAGGTTTCCAACGTGCCACCCGTAGCCCCAAAGCGGCCCGGACAAGGCAACAAGGCACCAAACGGGAATGCAGAGGCGATGAAGCGGCTCAATCGGTCAGGCTCCATCAGGGACGCTCTGGCAGTCGATTGGGATTGATCCCCATCATCACAAAGGAGCACGGCAATGGCTGTCGTCACCAATACCTTCCAGTCGACCAGTGCGGTCGGCAACCGCGAGCAACTCTCTGACGTTGTTTCGCGCATCACGCCCGAAGATACCCCGATTTTTTCCATGATTGAAAAGGTGTCTTTCACCGGGACGCACCCCGAATGGGAAACCGACGATCTGGCGGCACCCGCCGATAACGTCCAGCTTGAGGGTGATGATTACACCTTCGGCGCGACCACCCCTGCTGTGCGCGTGGGCAACTATACGCAGATCATGCGCAAAGAGGGCATTATCTCCGGCACCCAGGACGCCGAAAACAACGCAGGCCGCGTTGAACAGGTGAAGTACCAGAAGCTGAAAAAGGGCATCGAACTGCGCAAAGACGCGGAATATTCGATTGTCGCTGCGAATGCTTCGGTCGGCGGCGCAACCCGGAAATCCGGCTCGCTGTCTACCTGGATCACCTCCAACGTGTCGCGCGGCGGTTCCGGCGCAAACGGCGGCTACAACTCCGGCACGGGCCTGACGGTCGCACCGACCAACGGGACGCAGCGCGCCTTTACCAAGGTCATCTTGGACAGCGTGATGCAGCAGGGCTACCAGAACGGCGCTAACTACAAGCATGTTTTTGTGTCGCCTTACGTCAAGTCGGTGTTCGTCACGTTTATGTCTGACAGCAACGTAGCTTCCTTCCGCTACGCTGCATCTTCGGGCAAGAACAACAGCATTGTCGCCAACGCTGACGTGTACGAAGGCCCGTTTGGCAAGGTCATGATCCACCCTAACCGCGTCATGGCCGGGGCCGCTGGCCTTGCCCGCAACGCCTTCTTTGTCGATCCTGAGTACCTGCAATTTGGCTGGTTCCGTAAGATCCAAGAGGACAAGGAAGTTGCCAAGACCGGGGACGCAAAGAAGTTCGTGCTTCTTGGCGAGGGCGCTTTGAAGGTCAAAAACCAGAAGGGTCTGGGCGTTGCCGCTGACCTGTTCGGCCTGACGGCTTCCAGCTAATCAACCGGGCGGGGCTTAACGGTCCCGCCCTTTTCCTATGGGGTAACGATATGGCGAGAACACCGAAAGCGTCAGAAACCGTGCTGGCAATCGTGCTGCGGGATTTCTGGACGGGCGGCGATGATGAAGACCGGGTTCGCGAGGGCGAACTGGTTGAAGTGTCGAAAGATGAACTGATCGCGGGCATGGAGTCCGGGACACTGGCGCGGGCGAAGTAATATGCGGTTCCGCGATGGTGATTGGTGGCTTGTTGACCACGACTTGAAGCTAGGCCGCACGGTCTGGGCAATGCGCAACGATGACGGGTCTACGACCTATCGCACGGATTACGCGGTGCAGCCGACAATCGACATCAACACCGCGCAGCGCAACTTGGCGCAAGACGGATGGAAGGGCGATTACCACCACATCGCGTCCATTCCGTTGAACGTTTATCACGATCAGCTTGCCGAGGCTTCCCGGCAGGGCGACGAAAAATACCTGAGCAACTGGCTCAATGACCGCGATAACCTCGCATGGCGCACAAAGGCGGGCAGAGTATGAGCGTTTTCGCTGATTACCTTGATCTGCGCACCGCCGTTCTTGAGGACGTGGGCAGGCCGGACATGGCTGATGTTTTCGACCGCCTGACGGGCTTGGCCGAAACACGGCTTAACCGCGATTTGCGGATGGTGGAACAGATCACCGATACAACGGTTGTATTCACGGCGGGCGCGGCGGCATTGCCAAGCGACTACGCGGCGGCAATCGGCCTTTATGACGGGATGGGGCGCGAATACGTCATGCAGCCTTCACAGCCCGTAAAGGTGCAGGGGCAGACGGGATATTTCAGCGTTGAGGGCAGCAACTTGATTGCCCCCGGACTGGCTGGCGAATTGGTGTTTCAGTATTACGCCAAAATACCCACGCTCACGGCCTCAATGGCAACAACCAACTGGATTTTGCAGAAATACCCGGCGCTGTACCTCTATGCAGTCGGGTTTGAGGCGGCAAAGCACATTCGCGATGCTGAATTGGCGGCTTCCAGCAAGGGCCTCTACGATATGGAACTGGCCGATGCGCGCGGTGATGACCGGGGCGCGCGGTATTCACGGGCGCGGGTTCGTGTCCAGGGGGTAACGCCATGAGCCTTTTGACGATCTGCCAAGGGCTTGCGAAAAACGTGGGCGCTGCCATTCCTGACGTTGTGGTTTCCAGCCCCGCGCGGGATTGGGCCGAGGCCATTGCTCAAAGCGAATATGCAGCCGAGGAATTGGCGCGGCGCGTTGATTGGGGCGGCTTGACGGTTTCTGTCACGCTGACGGGTGACGGCACCAACAAAGAGCACGATCTAGGCGCGGGCTTCTCACGCTTGGTTAAAGGAATTGCGGTCAAAGGTAGCGGCGGCGTTGCAAGGCCCCTGACGCGCGCAGAATGGGCCTCCCTGACGCCAACTGAGGGCATTCCCCGATACTTCCTGCTTGAAGGGCAGACACTCACTCTGTGGCCTTATTTGGCGGTCGGTGAGACTGTTACGGCAATCACGCAATCAAAGAACTGGTGCTCTGCTGGCGGGGCGGCTTGGGTTGCTGACGATGACACGGCGCTGATTAACGAGGCGCTTTTGCTCAAGGGCCTGATTGTACGCTGGCGGCGTCAAAAGGGCATGGATTACGCGGATTACGAGGCCGAGTTTGAGGCCGCGCTGCGTGACTTCGCAAGTTTTGACGATCGGTCGCGTATATGAACGTCCGGGCCAAGAAAATCGCGGCAGCGCACAAGGTTTCAGGCGGTCAGCCGACCCCGAAGCCAATGGCCGCGCCTTACACGTTTCCGGCCCCTGTGCGCGGTTGGGTGTTGAATGACCCGTTGGCATCGGCGGGGCAGGGCGGCGCGAAAGTTCTGGACAACTGGATTTGCACACAGAACAGCGTGAGGGTGCGCGGCGGTTGCGTTAGGATTGCAACCTTGCCAGAGGCCCCGGAATCGCTGTTTAGCTATCGCACGGCCACGCCACGGCGCTTTGCGGCAACATCGGCGGGCATCTATGACTTCACCAGCGTAGTTGATCCAGAAGTCGCTTTGACGGCAGCGGTAAGCGGCCTGACAAGCGGTGATTTCAGCACAATCCAATTCGGCACGGCGGGCGGCGATTTCCTGATTGCGGTCAACGGCGCTGACGATATGCAGCTTTATGACGGCTCCACTTGGACCGCGATCAACGGCGCATCTTCCCCGGCAATCACAGGCGTTTCGACTTCTGCGCTATCGCATGTGTGGGCGCATGGAAGCCGCGTCTGGTTCGTCGGCTCCGGCACCTTGTCGGCTTGGTATCTGCCCGTTGACAGTGTGGCGGGCGCGGCGGTTGAGTTTTCGCTGGCGGGCATTTTTACCAAGGGCGGCAGTTTGCTTTTCGGGGCGAAGTGGTCGCTTGGAGCGGGTGACGGCCTTGATGACAAGTGCGTTTTTGTCAGCACCGAAGGCGAAGTTGCGATCTATGAAGGCACAAACCCCGGATCTGCATCAACCTGGCGTCTGGCTGGCGTTTACACACTTCCCCGGCCTATGGGCAAGCGCGGCTATGAGTCTGCTGGCGGCGATCTGCTGGTTACAACGGAAAGCGGCTTTATCCCGGTATCAGCGGCGATCAGCACGGATCTGGGGGCTATCGAAACCAAGGCTGTATCGCGGCAGATTGCGGATTATTGGACGGCTCAGGCTGATGCGCTTGTTGGCGCGGGATGGGAGGCGGTCAAGGTGCCTGCATCCGGCGTTATGGTGGTGTCCTTGCCCGAAACTACTGGCACGGACCGGAACTGCCTCGCGGTCAATTTGGTGACGGGATCTTGGTCGCGCATCACGGGATGGGATACGCAATGTCTGCTGGAATTTAGCGGGCAAGGCTACTTCGGATCGATTGACGGCTGCGTTTATCAAATGGACGTATCCGGCAGCGATGCGGGCGCGATCTATACCGCGACATATCTTGGCCTGCACGAGCCTATGAACGCACCGGGGGCTGAAAAGACGATCCTGCAAATGCGCCCGATTTTCCGGCTTGGTTCGCCTGCAAACCCGCAACTGACGGTAAGCGCTGATTTTGACGAGCAAATCCCATCACCGCCAAGTTCCATCGCTGATTATACGTCTGACACTTGGGATTCTGGCCTTTGGGATGCTGCGCTGTGGGACGCAACAACGGGGTTCACGGTCAATCCGCGCTGGTATTCGGTCGCTGGCACAGGGACATTCATCGCGCCACTCTTGCAGTTAAGTTTTGGGGTTACGCCCACGCCGCGCGTTGAACTGGTTTCGATTGATGCGCAGCTTGAAGCCGGGGCGATGGTCACATGAAAACGGCTTGGGTGCATCACACTGACGGCGCGGCTTACGAGGGTGTCACCGCTTTTCTGTGCCGTAAGATCTGGGGCAAGGCCAAGGCGCTATTCCCCGGCACGGCCTTGGTGGTTCTGGACGGTGGCAAGCCCGTTGCGGCGGCGCTGTTCAACAACTGGGACAAGGACGCCGAGACAATCGAGATCACAGCGGCATCCGACACAAAGCGGTGGGCCACAAGGCGGGTGATCCGGCAAATGGCCGATTTTGTGTTTAACGAAGCCGGGTGCCAAGCCGCGATAATGCGCTGCGACCCTGCAAACACGAAACTTTCGCGGATGCTGACGGCTTATGGCTTTGAAGGCCACGAAATCCCCAATCTTCGCGGGCGCGGGAAGGCCGAAAAGCTGTTTGTTTTGACCGATACCGCATGGCGCGCAAACGGTTTCCATAAGGAGAATTGCCATGGGCGCTAGCGCACCAGCACCGACTGATCCCGTAAAGACAAGTGCGGCAACGACAAGCACCAACGTTTCCACGGCCATTGCGAATGCATGGCTGACGAACATGGATGAAACGGGGCCGGACGGTACGAGGACGTTTAATCAGTCCGGCAGCACTCAGGTTTATGACCCTTACACAAAGAAAACCTACGACATTCCGCGCTTTAGCGTTGAGACGGTGCTTTCGCCGGAACAACAGGCGATCAAGGCGCAGAATGATGCGGCAAGCCTTAATCTCTCAACGCTTGGCAGCAACCTTTCCGGCAAGCTTGGCGAGCAGCTAACCGACAACTTCAAACTCGGAAACGAGGAAGTTGAATCGAGGCTGTTTGATCTGGGGCGGCAACGGCTGGACCCGAAATTTGCGCAGGCTGACGAGGATTTGCGCACCCGGCTGGCAAATCAGGGGATCAAGTCAGGCACGGCGGCATATGACCGCGAAATGGGGCTGTTTGGACAGCAACAGAACGATGCTTACAATCAACTGCTCCTGCAAGGGCGCGGGCAGGCGGCAAACGAACTGCTGACCGAGGATAACCAGCGGATCAACCAGATTTCCGCGCTGTTGAGCGGCGGGCAGGTATCGCAGCCCAACTTCCAAAGCGGTGTTGGCATCAACCCAATGGCGACCACGGACAACGCTTCGATCATCGCCAATTATGACAACGCGCGAATGAACCAATGGCAGCAGAACCAAGCGTCTACGGGGTCTTTCTTGGGGGGGCTTGGCGGTTTGTTCTCTGGCGGGGCCAATAGCGCATTCACTGGTTTGATGTCGCTATCTGATGAGCGCGCGAAAACCGACAAAGAAAAGATCGGGGAGACAGAGGACGGCATGGGGATCTACAGCTTCAAATATAAAGGCTCCCCGAAGACCGAAATCGGCCTGATGGCACAGGAAGTTAAGAAGAAAAAGCCGGAGGCGGTTGCGCGGCGGGCCGATGGCCTGCTTGCCGTTGATTATGGAAAGGCGCTGAAATGAGCATCTTCGCACAAGGGGCTTTCCAGATTGACCCCAACTCAACGCCTGAGCAAATCCGGCGTAAGCGTGAGGCTATCGCCAAGCTAATGCCGCAGTTTGGCAAGGCGCGGTATATTGGCGAGGGCCTCGGCCAGCTTGCTTACGGCATCGGCTCCGGTCGGCGTGAGGCGGCGCTTGATAAGCAGGAAGCGGCGGGAATTGAGGGGGCCAAGCGTGACTTTCAAAAAGACATTCTGGACCGTGTAGCAAGCCGCGCTCCGTCTGGTGGCAGCACTTACAGCGCAGCGCCTACACCGCGCCCAACGAGTGAATCGCAGGTGTTGGCTAATGATGTGATGGGCGTCTTGGGCAAAGAAAACCCAAGCCAGTTTGGCGGGATTGAGGCGGAACTAAGCCTGCCCCCCGGATACCTAGACCGCACCTATGAAGTTGAAAGCGGGCGCAATCCAAACGCGCAAAACCCCAATTCATCGGCGGGCGGCGGATTTCAGTTTCTGGACAGCACCGCCAAGGCTTACGGCTTGACCGACAAGAACAATCTGGGGGCATCGGCCCGCGCCGCTGGACGGCTTGCACAGGACAACGCGGGGCAACTCCGGGCTGTTCTTGGGCGTGAGCCTACAGCGGCGGAGCTGTACCTTGCACACCAGCAGGGCGGCGGCGGCGCTGCGAAGCTGTTGAGCAACCCCAACGCGCGGGCGATTGATATTGTCGGGGTTGAGGCTGTGCGGCTTAATGGCGGCAATGAGAACATGACCGCAGGCGAATTTGCGAATAAGTGGCTTGGCAAGTTTGACAACGGGTCGCGGGTTATGTCTGCGCAAAACGCCCCGGCACAGCCTACGCAGGGCGGGCCACAGCTTGCCGACCTTTACAAGCACTTGGCTAACCCGTGGCACCCGCCAGAAGTTCGCTCAATGATTGCTTCCATGATCCAGCAGCAAGAGCAGGCCGCAGACCCGATGCGGCAAATGGAGATGGAAAAGGCACAGCTTGAATTGGCGCAACTGCGGAACGGCGGGGGCGGGACTGACTACGGCCTAAACCCGCAGTATGGCGTCGATTCAAACGGCAACCCCGTGCTGATCCAGATCGGCAAGGACGGGCGGGCCGTGCAAACGGAAATGCCCCAAGGCGTCACCCTGTCAAAGGAGCCTATCCGCCTTGATGCGGGGACTCACTATGTGTTGCTTGACCCGATCACGCGGCAACCGATTGGGAATATCCCAAAGGATCTGCGCGGTGCGGAGTCTGAAAAATCAATCGGCGGCATCGAAGGCACGAATAGCGCTAACGCTGCGGCTGAACTTGGCGGCATCATCACCACGGCAGAAGGCACTATGTCCTTGATTGACGCCGTGATAAATGACCCGGCCCTTGATAGCATCACAGGCATGATACAAGGCAACTTGCCGCCAATGTCGCAGGCTGGCGTTGATTTGAACATCAAGCTGGACCAGCTAAAGGGAAAGGCATTCCTTGAGGCGTTCGAAAGCTTGAAGGGTGGCGGCTCCATTACCGAAACAGAAGGCAAGGTTGCCACGGCGGCAATGGCAAGGCTTGACCGCGCCCAATCATCCGAAGAATACCGCAAGGCTCTCAAAGAGTTGCGCGATGTTCTTGAGAAAGGGATGGAGCGCGCACGGGCAAAGGTTGGCGACATGACCGCGCCCCCTCCGTCCATTAGTGACGTGCCGACATACAACCCGCAGACGGGGGCATGGGAATGACCGAATTTGTTGAAATCGAACTGCCAGACGGGCGCAAGGCGCGCTTTCCGGCTGGCATGTCGCGGGCGGATATGGCGGCGGCGCTGAACAGCTATCCCGGCGCAAAACCTGCCCGCAATGATGGCTGGATCGGACCGACTGACTCAGAGCGCGCAACCCGCAACGCGGATATAGATCAGCGGATCAAGCGGGCGCAAACAAGCGGGATGCCTTACGCAGCGGCCTTGGGTGTTGCTGATGGGGCTTCCTTCGGCAGTGTTGATGAAATCGCGGGCCTTGTTGGCGGCGATGGTGCGCGTGAGGATATGCGGGCGGCGTCCAGATACGCGCGCGAGGATAACCCCGCAGCCTACTACACGGGGCAAATCGGCGGTGCAGCGGGGTCTTCAATCGGCGCGGCCTCTGGCTTGGGGATCAAGGCTGCGGCAACGCTTCCCCGCCAAATGGCGCAGGGCGCGAAGATTGGGGCCACCGAGGGCGCGCTATGGGAAATCCTTAACGCAGAGGGCGGAGCGGAAAACAGAGCCAAGGCAGGAATTTGGGGGGCAGGCATGGGCGCGGGTCTAGGCGCTGCTGCGGCTCCTGTTGTCGCGGGGGCTGCGAAGGTTGGCCGCACGGTTGGCGATCTTTTCGGCGGCGGGATTGATGCGGTTACGGGCAAGGCAAACCAAGGGCGGGCAGGCCGTGCCGTTCTGGAAACGCTTGAACGCTCCGGGCGATCTATTGATGACGTGTCCGATGACATTGCCCGCGCATGGCGCGAAGGCCAGCCAGAATACAGACTGATGGACGCGACAGGCAAAGCAGGCCAGCGGCGGGCATCCGGCATCACGCGCGCAGGCGGTGACGGGGCCGAAGAAATCGCGCAATTCCTTGAGCAACGGCAACTTGGGCAGGCAGATCGCGTTGGCGGCTTTGTGGATGACGCTTTTGGGACCACTGGCACAACGGCAGCAAAGACGCGGGACAGCCTAGCAGCAGCCCGTAGCGCGGCTGCGGACGCGGCCTATGATGCTGCGCGCGGGAACGCGGCTCCTGTTGATGTGCGCGGTGCTTTGGGGGTGATTGATGACCGCATAGGCGGAATGCAGGGGAGCGGGATTGCAGGAGACGCGATTGATTCAAAGCTTGCCGGGTATCGCGCTAAACTGGCAGGCGATGGTGGTGGTCTAGGCCCCGGCATTTCTGGCGCTGAATTGAGCGACTTTGACCGGGTTCTTGGCGTCAAACAGTCCATCCAAGACGACATTGGCGCGGCTGTGCGGGCGGGGCGTAACAACGAGGCGCGCGAACTTGGGAAGCTGGTGAGTGAACTTGACGCGGCCCTTGAAGGCGCTTCGGATATGTACCGGACCGCCAATGACGGATTCCGCGAAGCATCAAAAGTAATCGGCGCAGTTGATGACGGGGCAGCTATGGCCGCGCGCGGCAGGGCCGCAGACAATATCCCTGCATTCCAGAGCATGAACCCTGAAATGCAGGGCGCTGCGCGGGTAGGCTATGGTGATGATTTATTGCGGAGGATTGAAGCCAATAAAGCCCCCACAGCGAATAAAGCAAAGGCGCTGCAAAGCCCGAAGCTTGACGCAGAAGCGCAGGCTATCACGCTAGACCCGCGCCTTTACGCTGACCGCCTATCCCGCGAAAATGCGATGTGGCAAACGCAAAACCGGGCGCTTGGCGGTTCTTTGACGGCAGACAACTTTCAAGACGTGGCAGACGTGGGGCTAATGGCCGATGCGGGGCGCGCAGCTTCTAGCGCGCTTTCGGGCAACTTCGGCAACGCCTTAAGCACTATTGGCGCGCGGGCGGCGGCGGCGGCGGGGGGGCAAAACGATGCAACCCGCGCCATGATCGCCAAGATCCTCATGTCAGGCGACCCCAAGCAGGCGCTTGCGCAGGCTTTGCAGGGTAAGGCTATGTCAGAAGGACGGAAGCGGACGCTTGAGGCTGTCACACGCGCCTTGGGCCGGGAATACCTGCCTAAACCGTGACGAAATAAAGCGCGGCGGCGGCGGCGAGTGGCGGGCATATCAGGCCCATCAGCGCCCCCCATGGGGCATGTGAAGCGTCAAGGCCGGATTTTTCGACCTTGGATACCGTCCAGAGCGAATGACCGAACCAGCCCGTGAGCATGTTGCCGAAAAGCACGGCTGACACGATCTGCGCCCATTCCAGAATATCCAACAGAAGCCCCCATAAATCAAAAAGCAAGCGCTTTCGGCGCATGATACCCCACAACGGAGACTATTGAAATGCCGCGAAACGGATCAGGCGTATTTTCTAGAGCAGCAGGCACAACGGCGACATCTGGCACAACGATTGAAAGCGCGAAATATAACTCCGTAATTGACGATCTGGTGACAGATGCAAACACGCCGCGCCCGATTGTTGCTGGCGGCACGGGGGCAGCATCGGCGGCAGCGGCGCGCACGGCCTTGGGCCTTGGCACGGCGGCTGTGGCGGATGCGGCTGACTTCGCAACGGCAGCGCAGGGCGCGGGCGCATTGCAGGCGGCGTCTGATTTGAGCGACCTTGCAGACGCCGCAACGGCCCGGACAAACCTTGGCCTTGGCACGGCGGCTGTGGTTGACGTGATTGATGAGGACAGCTTCGCCACGGATAGTGCAGCCCGGCCACCTTCGCAGCAGAGCGTCAAAGCCTATGTGGATGCTGGCCGGAAAATTGTGCAGGTCGCCAGTTTCCAGACGGGGGCATTGTCCAGCACGTCTAACATCCTACCGGATGATACCTCGATCCCGCAAAGCACGGAGGGCGCAGAGTTTCTTTCGCTGGCATTCACGCCTACCAGTGCGACCAATATCTTGCAGATCGACGTTATCCTGATCGGTTCAATGAACAACAACCGCAACATGGTTGTCGCGTTGTTCCAAGACAGCACTGCGGGCGCGTTGGCTGCTGCGGCGTCTTTCCTTGGCAGCAGCGGCGAACTTATGACGGTTCCGTTGCGGCATCGAATGGTTGCCGGAACAACATCGGCAACGACATTCAAGGTCAGAGCCGGGGCCGGGGCGGCAACAGCAACCTTGACCGTCAACGGTAAGTTTGGCGGCGTGTCTGCGTCCTCCATCACGATTACGGAGATGACCCCATGATCGGCATTGGCATCGGAATACCGCGCTTGCGTGGCAGCGCGGCAGACCCCTACGCAATCGCCGGGTTTAGCCCCAAGCTGGTTTTTGCCCCTACTGCGGACGTTTACCGCACGGGCGGGAATGCCAGCACGTTTGCGGATTTGGTGACATTCACGCGGGCCGGAAACGCGACCTTTACCGATGCAACAGGCACCCTTCAAACGGCTGCGGCAAACGTAGCGCGGCGAAAT